GCTGTGTTCGTGGATACAGGCTTGGAATACCCAGAAATCAAGGCTTTTGTAAAAAGTATCGGTAATGTAACCATTGTCCGACCGAAGATGACCTTCCGACAAGTTATTGAAAAATACGGATACCCTGTGATTTCAAAGGAAGTGGCAAGGCGTGTTCAGTATGCGAAAAAAGCAATTGCAGAAGGACGTGAGGAGAATCATGCTGATTACAAAAAGCTCTGTGGACTTGCATTAGATAAAAACGGACAGAAAAGTCAGTTTAACTGCGAAAAATGGAAGTTCATGCTTGATGCCCCATTTAATTGTTCTTCAGAGTGTTGCACAGTTATGAAGAAAAATCCTATGAAGCAGTACGAGAAAGAAACAGGCAGAGTTCCTATTGTGGCAACGATGGCATCTGAAAGCCGACTGAGAAAAGAACATTGGCTGATTCACGGCTGTAATGCTTTTGAAGCAAAGCGTCCACGCTCACAACCAATGTCGTTCTGGACGGAACAGGACGTTCTCGAATACATCCATACCAGAAAAATTCCTTATGCACGAGAAGCGTATGGGGATATTTTTATAGATGAAATAGGAAAATACAGAACTACCGGGGTTGACCGTACAGGGTGCGTATTCTGTATGTTTGGCTGTCATCTTGAAAAGGAACCTAATCGTTTTCAGCAACTGGCGGAAACACATCCCAAGCTGTACAATTATTGCATTGGCGGCGGTACAGATGAAAGCGGTGTTTGGCTACCAGATAATCAAGGTCTTGGACTTGGAAAAGTTCTTGATTATATTGGTGTAAATTACAAGAAGGAGGAAACAGAATGAAGAAATTCTGGAACTTCGTGAAAAACGAAGATACCTCGGAAACTGAACTTCTCTTTAACGGTCCCATTTCCGAGGATACCTGGTGGGGTGACGAAATCACGCCTGCCTTATTTCGTGATGAACTCTCAAAAGTCAGCGGAAATCTGACAGTCTGGCTGGCTTCGTACAGGGTGTAATGCTTTTGAAGCAAAAAACGTAATGAGCAAGCCCATGTCCTTCTGGACTGAGCAGGACGTATTAGAGTATATACGCAGAAACGATATAAAAATTGCAAGCGTTTATGGTGATATTTATCAAGATATTCCAGACCAACTTCCGGGGCAAACATTATTTGAATGGGTAGAAGAATGTATTCAAGGCTGTAAACTTTGCACCACAGGCTTGGATAGAACAGGCTGTATCTTCTGCGGCTTTGGTGCTCCCCTTGAAAAAGGCGAAGGAAGGTTTGAAAGGCTGAAGCGAACTCACCCGAAGCATTACGATTATTGTATGAACGGCGGCTCGTATGATTCAGACGGAATCTGGAAGCCGGACAAAAACGGTCTGGGAATGAAACACGTTATAGATACTTTGAACAGCCTTTACGGCGAAGATTTTATAAAATATTAAGGAGTGAAAGAAAATGGAAAAAATGAACGGATTTGCAGCCATACTGCATAATATCTCTGAGAGATCACCAATCAAATTCAAAGAGGGCGATTACAAAGGTCCAGACGGACTTTGTTACTGCGGTAAATGTAAGACGGCAAAGCAGGTCGAGATCGAAGTGCAGGGCGTTATATTAAAGCCCTATTGCCTATGCAAATGCGAAGCTGAGAAGTACGAGAAAGAAAAGGCAGAAGAAAAGGCTGCGGCTTTACGTCAGCAGATAGAACGTAATCGTCGAGCTGCATTTCCTGAAGTACAAATGCAGCAATGGACTTTTGAGGAGGACGACCGAGCGAATGCAAAGATTTCTGATATATGTCAGCGATACGTTGAGAACTTCCCGAAGATGAAAGCCAAAGGCAAGGGCTTAATGTTCCTCGGGGGATTTGGAACAGGCAAAACGTTCCTTGCTGCCTGTATTGCAAACGCTTTACTCGATGAAGGATTCAGCGTTTTAATGACGAACTTTCCACGCCTGATAAATACCATTCACGGAATGCGTGAAGGCAAGCAGGAATATATTGACAGCCTGAATAAATACAGCCTTCTCATTATTGATGATCTGGGCGTTGAAAGACAGTCCGAATGCGTTGCTGAGATAGTTCAGAATATAGTTGACAGCCGCTATCGTGCCGGGCTTCCTATGGTGATTACGACGAGTCTATCACCGAAGGACTTCAGCGAGACGCGGGATATAGCGAAGTCAAGACTGTATAGCCGTATATCGGAAATGTGTTTACCCCTGATCGTAAAAGGTGTGGACCGTAGAAAAGCAAATGCAGCAGACAGCGATAGAGAGCTTGCCGAGCTGCTTGGACTGTAAAGGAAGGAGATGATCAGAATGAGTAAATACAAATCAAAAAAAAGTTGTATACGACGGTATGACCTTTGATTCAAAAAAAGAAATGAATCGTTATATCGAGCTGAGAATCCTCGAAAATGCTGGATATATTACGGAGCTGGAACGGCAGTATAAAATTGAGCTTGTACCAACATTCAAGCTGAATGGAAAAACGTATCGCTCAATCTGCTATTACGCCGACTTCATTTATTATGATCTGGAAAAGAAACAGACAGTTGTCGAAGATGTGAAGTCACGATTTACAAAGCAGCTTCCTGTATATAAGATCAAAAAGAAGCTGCTCGCCTACTTCAAAAAAATTGAAATAAAGGAGATCGAATAAATGAAACGAGACGAATTACTTCTGAAGGTTGCAAAGAATATGCGCCGCCCCTGCTCCTCCGGTGTACTGATTGACAAGCGTGTTCTGCTGCTCCTTCTCCGGCTCAGAGCTGAGAAGGAAAAAGGACTTGACAAAACTGCTGAAACGTGATAACATATAAGCGTCCGGAAAGTTCTCGGAATTGCTTTTCGGGTTTTGGTTTGAAAGCTCCTGCGATAGTGGGAGCTTTTTTCATATCAGTTTCCCCTGCTCCACTTTTCCCTTAATGTTCATTATATACAATGCTCAATGGGCTTTTTTGTGCAAGTGTACAAATTACGCCTGTTGAGCATAATTTTTTGTCAAAACGCTTGACTTTGTCGCCCAATGGGTATATAATAAAATCACAGAAACAAACCAAAGCCCGAAAGGAAGGCGAATAATTATGATGAAACAGGAATTCATTGAAAGAACGAAGTACACTCCTTCTGATGAAGAATATCACTACATCGAAGAATCCTACTACGAAGCCGATACTCCTTACAAAGACGAGTTTTGCAAGCAATGGCTGAAAGATAAGAAGTCAGGCAAGTGGGATATGGAGTACAAGTTCAGAAAGCTCCTTGACCAGCAGAAAGCTGAATACGAAGAAAAGCTCAAAGAACAGGAAGAAAATCTTGAATTTTACCGTGCAGAATTCAAAAAAGGCTATGAAGCCAGAATGAAGTTGAAGGAAATTCAGAACATACTTAAATAAACCAAGCCGAGCCGGACGGCTAAATCCGGCAGAAAGGCAGGAAGTGATGAAATATTATATCGGTTATTTCTCAGATGTTCCTTACGACGTGAGATATTACACAGAAATGCGTAACACGTTTACAGTAATGGCTGAATCCCATTCAAAAGCCTGTGCAATGTTTATCCGTGATTCATATACGAACGCTTATAAGGAAAAGGGAATAGCAACTCAGGTTGTTATCCTCAATGCTTCTGAGAGCGTCCACAATGCGTTGTGAGACGTTCTCAGGAGTAAAGCAATATAATTACTATGCCAAACGCTCAGCGTTGTTATACGGCAAATATGAAGGAGTTGGAAGCAATGCTCAAATGTTCATGTTATCACTGTAAAAATAGGGCGATAGGCTGTCACAAGTTCTGCTCTGATTACAGGAAGTACCGCCGGGAGCTGGAAGCAATGAAGGCTGAAAGCAAAAAAGCTGATGAAGGTACGAGAGACTACATCGGCAGCTTTCTGAAGCCAAATTCAAGAAGGAAGTGAAAGCACAATGACAGCAATTATTCAGGTCTGCCTATGGCTTTTCGTACTGAGTGAGATATACGAAAGGCTTTCGCCCAAGCTGGATATTCTGAAGCGTAGAAGGAAGCTCAGAAGGCTTTTCAAGATGTATCTGAGACTTTCAGAAAATGCTGATAGCGATTACAAAGCTGGTTTTTTCTATGGCAAAGCTAAACAGTTCGAGAAGAAATTGAAAGAAACGAGGTATTTTGACTATGAATGAAAAGAACGCTATACGAGAAGCCCTTGAAAAGAACGGTGTGCGAATGTCTGAATTTGCACGAGCTGAAGAAATACCGTTGAGAACGTTCCATAACTGGTGCTACGGCGAGCGTAAACCTGCTCCGTACCTTGAACGTTGGTGCGTTGAAAAGATTGAAGAATACGCCCAGAAACGTAATGCAGAAGAATAAAAAAAGGCAGCCGGATAGCTGCCTTTTTTCTTTACTGTTTTTTCGTTGCCTGAGTGCCAAAGTAAAAGCCTATAATCATAACGTAGATTGTCTTGAATGTCTCAGGAACTTCCAGCCCTGCGATATTCATATATGCGAATACGCCTGTGAGAGTGAGTGTTACGAGAGACTTTACGTCAATTAACTTGCATAACTTCTCTTTCATTTCTCGCTCCTTTCGAGATCGTCGAGCCGATGATTGATAACTTTGATTTGCTCTTCGACTACTGGCATACGCTCTGCGAAATGATTGTGCTTGTTCACTGCTGCTGTCAAGTTGTCTATCTTAGTATCAATCACGGCTTGATGTGTTTCAAGTTTGTGCTGTATTTCTCGATTGCTTGCTCTGGTGGATATAATTACGCCGGTTATGGTGGCGGCTGCTGATACTATAGATACGATAATTGAGCTGTCCATTTTTTCCTCCTTTACGACTGTGCCGTTGCTGACACTAAGTGCCAGGCACGCCAAGTTGTGCCGGCGTCTACGGAAAATCTGTAACGCAGTTCACAGTTTGTCGAAGACGTGTTGGAAAACAGGATCTGCACAATGTAAGACGTGAAAGCGAATGTAATAATAATGCCGTAGGCACTGGCAACAGGATTTCCGACAGCAGAAGCTGTATATCTGTAGTATATAGTTTCGTGAATATCGTCGAAGCCGAATCCTGATTCCGAGTTCATAGTTGCAGTTCCTCTCCTCATCATCATCGGAAATGCCGTATTGATAGCTGAAAGAGTTTCATTGATGTTGTGAAGGTCTGCGTCGATACTGTCTATTGTGTTATTTATAACCATAATATCAGCGTCGTCCTCGTAGTCTGGTTTAGTCCAGCTGTAGTTTGTTGTATTACTTGCCATACTTCAAATCCTCCCACTTTTTATTCTTGATTTCAGCCCACGTGAACGCAGCTGCCTTCTGCCATGTTGCTGTGAAGTCTGACGACTTTTTGACGATATAGCCGTGTACTGTGATTGCGAATATCGAGCCGTTATAATTTCCTGAGTTTGTGACCTTCAAATTCAGTCCTTGCTTGCTGTAATTGAACGTCGTTTCAAGTGTCAGCTCTGATTGCTTCGTTATCCTGCTTGATATAGGTATTCGGAAGGTGTCACCGCTCCAAGTACCGCCGGAGCAGGACATACCGCCTATTTCTGCACCGACGTGGTTGTTGTTGCTCGTGGTGACCTGAGCAGTCAGCCTGTATGCCTTCTCGTATGCGTCGGGTATTGTGATTCCGTTGAAAATGCCTTCGATAAGTCTGTAGTCGTATGCGCCGAGCAACGTTACTGTTCCTGCTGCTGTAAAGTAGTAATAGTCGTAAAGCTGCTGCGAGCCTATGTATATAACATCGTCGAGTGCAAGCCCCTGAGATTCAACGCTGTTCTCCTTCGTTGGAAAACAGTTAAAGCTGGTGGAGTTTTTGAGACGGTCGTAATATACAATCGGCATACCCTTCTGGACCGTAATATTATACGTCGTGCTTGCAAGCCTGTCTGAGACTATTATTTTTAGATTCCAGTCATAAAGATTGTCAAGCTGTAATGTTGTATCAGTGTTTGCAGGAACGTTCGCAAGCGTGCTGTATGCGCTCTCAGACGTTTTCTTGTGCTGTTCTGATATAGTTACACTGTTTTTACCAGACAGGCTGGAAACGGTCGGAGAAACGTTCAGAACGGTATCTGTATAGAAATTATTTTCTCGGCTGCAAGTTATAACTGCGTAAGGCTGCTGCCATGCTTCAACGATGATCTGAAGCGACTTCGTTATACTGTTGCCCCTGCTGTCAATAGCCTTGACAGTTGCCGTGATGTTGCTTGAAACATCGAGAACGCCCCAGCTCATATTCCCTGCTGCTGCTTGTTCTCTCGTTACGCCGTTTATGGTGACTTGATACTTCGTTATCGTGGCGTACTTCTGCGCCGTTGCTGCTGGAATTGCAATCGTCAGGCTGCTGTGCTTCTGAATGATCTTTTGATCGTTCTCAGTAATTGCAACGGTCGTGCTGTTGCTGTCCTGATACGTCGGATTTGACATTGTAGGAGCTGCGTCAACGATTGTCATTGTTCTGGTTGCTGTCTCGTAGAAAGTCTGACCGGATATAACCGTCTTGACGTAGAAGATCACCGACAAAGTGGTTGAATTTGGTGCGGCTGCTCTGAGGACGTTTCGTTCTGCTTCTGTAAGCTGGAACGTGTACGACGTTCCGGTTTTCGGTATATCCCTGTACGCTATATTATCAGTGCTGCCTGTAAGCGAAATACAAGCCTGAAGGCTTGAAACACTATTTCCGGCAGAGTTCTGATAATTTATCGTCGGATTCTGAATGTCAGTGAAGTTTGGTGCAGACGTGATCTGCGCCGCCCTTGCTATCTGTGGGAGTGTGAACGAGCCAGAGCCGGAACAGTTGACGGCTACGGTATAAATACCGGCTTCAGCAGACGCAGAAAAGGTCTTATTTCCGGCAGTATCATGCGTCATGGTGTAATTGCCTGAAGCAACGAGCGTGCCGTCATAGAGCTGTATTCTCGTACTTGATGAATATACGGTCGAGCCGTTTATAACGACTTTGAAATTTCCTGACCTGTACCAGCTCGACTGTGCGTTTCCTGCTCCTTTTAAGGTCCATGCAATAGTGGTCGTGTTATTGGCTACGCTCTGAGATGATACTGACCACGAAAAAGTCAAATATCTGCCTTGATAGCCTGTCGTATTAAAGCTGCCGGAGCTTGCCATTATATCACCCCTTAATTCGTTGATACAAGCCCGATACCGTCGTTTATTACGGTTGTGCCGTCTGTATCGTATAAAGTTATTGGAATAAATCTCACCTTGCTACACAGCGTTATTTCTTCTTCTACGACTGATTTCTTCATGTGAAATTCGTCTTCGGACACCCAGAAGGTCAGATTTCCCCCTGAATCATAGCCAGCAAAGCCGACTACTGGATTCATAACGAGATATGTTCCGTTTGTACCGTAAAGAACAACGCCGTCTTTGTCGAATGTGCCGATTAGAGTGTTAGCTTCGTTATATATCTTGATTTGACCGTACTCATTGAGATTTGAGCCAAGTTTCAGCGTACCGCCTTTGATAAGGTCCGCCACGAGATTTATAACGTTTATAGCTTGCATATTCAGCGTTCCGTCAAGGGTCCATGCTGATGTGAAAGCTCCATTTATTCCTGATGTAGAAAAGCCAATACCGGCTGAATTTATTCGCATAACGTTGATTGCTTCTTCCTTCGGGAGCTTATCTACAATCAATATCTGATCGCCCTGATATATGCAGTACGAGCTTCCGAGTGCGCCCCAGATTTTGTCTGCGGCTGCTGAGAGTTCTTCGGAAAGTTTTACAGACAGTTCCTGATCTCGTTCGGTTATCTGCTGGCTTGTATTCGCCGCAACATCTGACATTAGGTCTGACAGCTTTTCTTTTGAGTTGCCAAATTCGACCTGTATAAACTTTCCGAGAATAGCGTCATACTCAAAGGCGATAACGTGTGTTGTAAGGCTGATTCCGAGAGTTTCGTCGATAACGTCTATAGTATCGCCAATATCGGTTATTTTTTCGATACTTGCTTTTACAGTATAGTTTATCTTCGGTACACAGTTCTCAGTCAAATACGCTGTTGCTTGCTGCCTTAAATCTTCTTTCAGCCTGTAGTTGTATGCGTCGTCAGTCTCGTTTTCTTCCTGCTCAATATCCTGATCGAAGGATACCGTTTTTGTGTACGGCAGTGCGTACTGCTGCTCTGAATAAAGATATACTTCGTCAAGCAGCAGTCCGTCTTTACCTACCGGAAGGAGCTTCGTTACAACGTTGTTCCAGTCCTCAGATTTCTTGATTTCCTTCAGGTTTTTGCCGTACCTGATTGTAACGCCATTGTCAGCTCCAATACTTGCCCTGATTGCGATATTGAAGTTGTCCCTTACAAGGTGACCGCCCCAACGTTCCAGAACAGTGCTTACGGCTTCTGTAAGCGACTTTCGCACGCACCTGAATGAATTTATACTTGCAACGTCTGAAAGCGTCGTAAATGGGCTTTCATTGTCTGTGGCAGCGTTAAGGTGTTCGAGAGCTTGATTGCAATTCAGATTGACTACATATGAATCCCGAATCAAATAGTTTTCTGAATCGTAGTAAACGTGCTTTGCTTTTACTCTGATTTTCTTTTTGTTCAATTCTGGATTCAGAAAGCGGAAAGCCTGTTCTCCTGTAGGCGTAGGACAAACAACGATTCTGCCGTTCTGAATGTATTCAGAATAATCTGAACTGCACTCGATTTCAGCGTAATATTCGCCGTTATCCCTTTTGTGAATCCTGCACTTTGTAGGCTGTAAGATCTTGTCGCCATTTGAGCTGTATTCAGTGTCGGTAAGGCCGAATATTTTTATCACAGTTCATCACCCCTGCGGCTCATAGTTATCTGACATGAATAATGTCCAGCCAGTCTGATTGTTCTCGTATTTGCCCCTGTCACATCTTGTATAGAAGTCTATTATGAGCGACACATCTGTTGCGTCAAAATATCCGTCACGGTCGCAGTCTGCGAGGTTTTCTTGTTCTGGCGTAAGTCCTGATGGCTGGCCAGTTCTGGTATTCATATACGCGTTCATAACCATTGAAGCGTCATTGGCAGTTATAATTCCGTCACCGTCTATGTCTGGGAACGGAAATTCAGGATAAACAATAGGCGGTCTTGTTATGTCAATGTTTAGACTGAATTTGCCAAGAGCTATGGTGTATATGTCGTCGCCAATTCCGAGCTGTATGTCGTAGAAATAGAGTCCGGGTATGAGGTTTGTTGTATCTTCAGGAGCTATTCGCAAGATAAATACGTTGTCGGCTGGTGACGTTACTGCCGTTTTGTCCTTCTGGAATATATACGCCGTGTCGGTTGCTGCTTTTTTAAGCGAAAATGTAACAGTAAATCCTTCGTCATTAAGATTCAGCACGGTATCTGAATCGATCTCAAACTGAATGTTTATTGTGTCGCCACGAATAACATCTATGTTCATATCACTCACCATCCTTTATGTACCATACTCCGTTTGTGATATAGTTACTTCCGTTCATTCTCATTGACTGTAAGCCAACGTCAGGAGCCTGCGTGTGCAATGCGGCGTAGGCATACGGCAGCGAAATTGAATTGTCATTGCACATTGGAACGATTGGCGCAAGGCTGGTTTTCCGCGCTCCGTACTGTGGCGTTAGTGCGACCGTTGCCTGTGAGCTTGAGCCTGTTGCAGTAATGCGATAACCTGATATACTATTTACGGAAACAGATGGACCACTAGAAAGAAATGAGCTGCGATATTTGAAAATTACCGCTAATTCTCCGATATTGTCAACAGTAAGCGCTATCTCCGGAGAGTGGCCATAATCACTGGAAACATCGAAAATTAGTCCCTTATTGCATAAAATTGCGCCTTTTATTCTGACCGGATAAAAGCCAGAAACTCCGTCCCTTGCTGCGAGAGAGCTTGTTACATTTGCTGTAAAGGTTGCAATATTGGCAGTTCCTGCAATTGTGCCAGCGCTAATTTCGAATGTTGCATTAGCCGTGGAAATTGTCAGTTTAGTGGTATCTTCACTTAGCTCGATTGTAACATCATCAAGAAATGTTCCAGCTTTGTTTGTGTTCAAAAAGTTGTAGAGCGGCTGCATATTACTAGCGGGCGTTTCTAAATTAAATCTTGATATACTCATAGTTTCATACCTCCTCGGTTGTATAGAACATTCTCACATTATTGACATTTGCCGGTGTAATATTAGAGTTGTTTGAAAAACACATTACCGCTCTAAATTTTACAGCGTTGGTGTTTGCGATAGAAATATTTGCGCCCACTCCATACCAGTATAAATCCTCTAACAAGTTGTTGTTTTCATCGTATGTCAACAGGTCGAATTGTAATGCTTTTCCTGCATTATTACCGCCGATAAAATATACCGATGTTACGCCCTGCGGAAGATCAATATAATTCGGTGTGCGTATGTTGGCGGCGCTGTTAGCGTTGCCGCTGCTTGTTATAGTACCCTGTTCCCAATCCGCAAGTATGATGTTAGGGTCAAGATACTCCATAACGCCGAGCAAGGCTGCTCCGGCTGTATTGCATATAAGATAAGCATTTGAAGCGACGTTGCCGCTGCTGATTTCACGAGTGATTGTTTTCAGCCCGGTTATGATCTTGACTTTTGGCTGACGAATTTTGATTTTTTTCGGATTTATTTTCATTATATCCACCTCGAATAGTTCCTGATGAAACACTGCGTCACGCTTCCTGTAAACGTGATCGTATTAGCTCCAACAGGAAGATAGAAATTATCATAGTTACCTGTGACAATTCTGTTTTTCAGTGTTGTACCGCTGTACGCTTCGAGAGCTTCGGTGTCAATGGTGATGTTGTCGTTTATGCCAAAATCTATTGAAAATACCTGCGAGCCGTTGAGATATATACCGCAGGTATTAGAGCCGTAAAGAGTTATAACAGGCTTTGAGTAGATGTTGCCGCTGTTATTCACAAGGATTTCACTATTATTTTTCAAAGTATAGTGCGTATTCCCTTCTGAAAGTGAGTGTTTGAACGGCTGAACGTGAAAGGTGACAGTCGCCTGTCTGAATCTTATCAGCCGTTCAAAGTCGATTGCTTCGAGTATCTGGAAGTTATAATACTTATCGTCCTCGTTGGAGAACGTGACAGTTCCTTCACTGTTGAAATACTCAATAACATCGTCAATATCGTACTGACCACGAAGCCCGATTACAAGCTGCTTATCATATGCAGCATAACCGAGCTTTGTTATAATGTCTCCGTCTCTTCCGTCTATGGTTTCAATATTGCTTCTGATCTGTGGCTTTGATACGGGCGGCAGTTCCTGAATCAGAAGCCCTTGCACGGCTGTACTTTTTTTCCCATTGAGAATCACATAATTCATTCAGTGTCACCCCTTATGTATAAATTGCGTCAGCTACTGTACGTTCAACAAATCTTCCCATTTCGTCAGAATCCATTTCAACCTTCATTTCACGGAGTGCTGCCTTGAAAGCGTTCATCATTGTATAGAAGTCTGATCCGGTTGTAGGTCCGTTCTTGGTATCTACTGCGGAACGTATCATATCCATGAGCTTATCAGCACCGGCGACGACTTCTGCTCCTGCTTCTCCTGCTCCGAGAAGTTTATTTCCCTGCATACCGAATATTGTAGGACTGTTCAGCAGCATAGGCTTGTTCATAGCTTTAGCATACCATTCAATACCAAATTTAGGTACGGAAGGCGGACTGATACTAAAACTTCCGGTCAGAGAAAAATGTGGCAGCTTTAGTTTAGGAAGCTCCCAATCAAAATCAAAGAAGCCCTTCATTTTGTCGATAGCGTTCTTGACTAAATCACGAGCAGATTCAATGGGCGTTTTGATTGCGTTCTTGATACCGTTCCAGACATTGGTTGCGCTGCTTTTAAGGCTTTCAAAAGTGCTGCTCACTGTGCTTTTGATACCTGAAACAACGTTCGATACGGTATTTTTTGCGCTGTTTATGCTGTTTGTTATTGAACTCTTGATACCTTCCCAGACGTTTGAAACGACCGATTTAACGTTGTCAAATACGCTCGTAATGGTGCTGGATATAGCGTTGACCACGTTCGTTATAACGCTTTTTGCGGCTTCTATCTTGTCAGCTATAGTTGCCCTGATTGATTCCCAGATAGACGTTATATAAGATTTT